TGTTTCTTAGGTCTATCTGCAATACCCTCTTTCTTTCTACCATAATCTAAAATATCCTTCTCAGTCTTCTGTGTCTTTTCTCTCTGTTTTTTCCTCTTTATCATATCCATCAATTCACCAACTCTTCTCTTCTCACTATCAGATAACCCTGTCTCCCTATTGGTAATTGCCTTCACCCCTTTAAGTATTCCACCAAGTGCAGGTATTGCCAACTTACTAGCAACAGGTATTGCAAGTGCTGCTGCTTCATTGAACTCCTTATACGTCTTCATTTCGGGCGCTGTCCCACTCGTAAGAAACCTCGGAAGTATTTAGAAAATCACTGAGGATCTAGGTATCTTCCAGTCTGTGACTTATACTCTGAAATATCATTATCTCTCCTATTCTTCACATACTCTAATTCATCCCAATACCATCTGTGACATACTACCAGAACATGAATCTTTTTATGTTTCTCTTCCTTTGTGTACTCACAAAGAGGTTTATCCTTGACTGCTACTTCTATACTGATATACTCATCGGATACAAAATAAACCCAACCCTCTTCAATTTTGTTGTAATGATTCCACTTAACATAGTCATCAACTCGCGGAGAATAAGGCATACTCAAGAGGGTTCAAGTTTAATTGCATTGCTGAATATGGAGTGGTAGATTTAATATCTACCTTATCTCCGTGCTTGGTGGAGTTAATAGGGGCGTGATAGCATTTTGTTTTTGGATTGTAGAATCCCCAGATACAGCGAACAGTGCCACCGTTATTGAAAATAAACCCAGGATTAGATACAGTCCAGATTGATACAAGAGAACCTTTTTTGCGAACTTCATATGTGTAACCGTTTGGTGGATCGTGAATAAAACCTATGTCATTCAGGAATTGCTCGCAGTCGTCCAGGGTTAAGTCCTTCATGCTCAATTAACCAAAGTAGTTTTTCCTTAGTTTGTTCACGGGTTAATCCTGAATAATCTTCAGGGCGTTCACCTATTTGCTCCCATCCGCTCGTGGCAAGCTCTTCTATCCTATAAGTCGTTTGTTTGGTCATGTCGTAAATTGCTCAACAATACAAGATTCATGGTCATCGACCAATCCATATTTAGGTGCTTTCATGATGTTCTCACGGAGACGATGATAGTAATCACCATTCAATCCATCATCCTCTTCTACGATAAGATCAAAACATTCATCATCATGCTCCGCTACTACATTCCAAATGCCACCATATTCAGAATGAGGGAATGGGATGAAATGATCAACGATATAAAGATTCTTCATTGCTCCTTTTGATTTGATTCTATTTTATCAGCGATTGTGAGATTAGTCAACTGTCTTTGCAGTTCATAATAAACTGGATTTAAGTGCATAAACATATACTGCCTATACTCATTGTCCTTAATCAATTCAATGATGTTCTCAACTTGATACTTTGCTAGGATTAACTTTGTGATGTCATCCATGACGTAACCTGTCTTCGTACATCTTTATTTTATCAGTTAATTTGTAATGGTCAATGCTGGGGGCAACATGTTCGCGACCCTGAGCAATAGTATAAGAACTGGTAGAACGTAAAACATGACGTAGATACTTTAACTCTTCAGCATTAAAATTCACATGAACTCCTGCATATAATAATCTACAGTTACTTCCATCTCCGCCGCTTTATGTTCCAATGATGATTGATTGTACTTTCTCACTGCCTCACGGCGGATGTAATTCTGCATTTCAACATCAGCATGTTCCATGAAATCATCAAATGCTTTCATAAACATTTCAACGTCTTGCTCATTCATAAGATGCTCTTTGTCAAAAGGAAGGTTCACAGTCATAAGTTAAACAAACAGTTGATTGGTCCATATTATCATACACTTCTTTCAAACGATTGTGAAGTGATGATGCACTACCATATTCTTTCGCAATTATATTTTCATCGTGATGCGATAAGAGTTGTAGCGCAGATAGAATTACTCCAAGTTCATGAACATTAAGTGGAACCTGTTTTTCGTGAGTCATTGTACTTACTGAACTCTACAACTCTAATTATATCACATCAAACGCCGTAAGTCTTCAACCGCTCCCTGCATCGCAGAACGTGCGAATCCTGTCGCATAGGGCCAACCTTCATCCTTTGGATTCTCTGGTGCAGTGTAACAAACATTGATTGCATCCTCCAGGCGTCCGATGATAAGATTCAGTTCATCCTTAGTTACGTTCATGTCACACATTGGTCAGTTGCTCCTGTTGTTGACGAAGAAAAGAAATGGTTTCGTTGATGTCGCTTACTTCCTTGAGAAGTTTCAACTTACGTTTAGACAACTCAACAATGCTTTTGTCAAGTTCACCAATGTTCATTTCAAGTTGTGGTGTCATCAAACCATCTCCTTTTGCATAATCATATACTGTTCTTCAGTGACTTCATCCACACACTCTTGAATCACGGTGTAGATGTAATCAATGTTCCCAACATCATTGAAGATACGTTCTGCCAGTTCAGAATCTTCAATCGCAGGATACTCATCATCAATGCGACAATCCTCAGCAGTGTAGATCCAGGCACCACAATGTGCATCTTCACCTTGTTGTTCAATCAGACGATTAACGCGATCTTGGAGTTGCTTGAGAGTGTAGTTCATCAGTTGAGAAGAGAGACGTTGATTTCTTTCCAGTTGTGGCAAACATTCTTTGCCCAATTTTCCAATTTAGTATTATGCGATTTAATACCTTTTTGTGTCTTTGGGCGTGTAGGCATTGTTCTCATATAAGTGAGAACATTACCACACTCTTGTGTTACATCAATTTTGTAAGTAGCAGCAGTGGTTTCCATCAAACAAGTGCCTCCAGTTTGATACCTTGCTCAGCAAATGCATCAGCAACGATGCCACACAGAGCATTTTCTTCAAAGTCACTCATGTCCCACAATTCAGCAGCAATCTGAATTGTTTCCTGAATTTGCTCAGAAAGTGATAGCAATGCGGTAAGTTGCTCTTGATCGAATGAAACAGTTTCAGACATTTCGTTTTCCCAGAAGTCGGTCCAATCGGATGATGTAGCAGCAGTGATGGTCATCAATCGTAGGGGAAAAATGCAGAAGTGGTGGATTGTGTGGTGTAAGGAATGTCAAAGTCCTCACCGAACATCTGGTAGTAGAGTTCACTGAAGATTGCAAAATCGTCAGGAGTTTCGCTGTTCCAAACTTTGAGAACTTCGGTGTAGATTTGGTCTTCCATGCTCTCCTTTGCTTGTTGAACTTATTATAGAGCATGGAAGGGGCAGTGGAACCCCTTCTATACCAGTTCCTCAGCTGGCACAGTCCAGAAAGTTGGGACACCATGCTGTTGTATATTCTTCATCACATCCTTTCACATCAGTGAAAGTGTCCAACCATTCTGCATACTCTTCATAGAGCGCACGAATGTTACCAACATCTTCAAGTTGATCAGCATCAACATAACTGGCACACAATTCAATAATGTGCTCACATTGATTCTCAATCATCTCAACACGTTGCTCGTCAGTGAACTCAGTCATAATCCTTTGCGGTTACTTTGTAATTGTAGCATAAAAGAGCGCCATGGGCGCTTAGGCGGACAGTTTCTGAAACCGCCCACTATTAAAATTTACTGCGCTGAACTCCTCCCTATCAATCAATTTGAACATACCATGAGCATTGCTCCTCACATAACCCTCACCATCAACTTTGATGCCTTTCATCACTGCCTGGGGACCATTGTTACTACAAATTGATAGCATATCCATCTTAATCTTGCGCACTAAGTTCCAAAAACGCATTAAGTTCAAATCACAATCGGCAGCGATGGCAAGTGCCTCCGGGTCCAGGACGGCATGGATTTTAAGGAAAGTGTTGATTGCTTTCTCAATTTGCCGCGCTTTCTTATCATCAACAAACTCACACATTTGTGACATCGCCCGTGCAAACTTCACAATCTCAGTGAAGTCATCATCTGCCATCCATGCAGAAGGTTGAATAAACTTACACTTACTTGTACTTCTAAGGTTCAACTCAAAGTTCCAAGAACACAGTGGATGTGCCTCAGCATCACGAAGATCTCCATCAGTTGTGTAGAACGTATGTGGAGCGACGATGATGTTCTCTTCCATCACCTGATCAAACACATAGGTGATAGTATTCGGTCTGTAGGTGTCACTACCACCGAAACCAATAAAATCACCTTGAACGATACCTTCTGTCCGTGGCAGACAATCAAGCGCACAGTGCAGAATGATTGCTACCTGTCCCTCATGGTTAGCATCAATCTCCTCATGAGTATGATTGATTTTGATTTTCACTTTGTTGAACACACTTTTGGTGCCCACAAAGAACTTACCAGTTGCAGGATTAGTACCCCATACAATCGCAGGAGCACCGTCAATCTTTACAGAGAGTGTGGAAGATGCCAAGAACCAATCCAGCACAGATAGATCACCTGTGAGAATAGAATCTTCGGGATGTTGCAGGTGAAGATTTTTCATTTAAGAACGTGACGGTAGTCAATAGATTTAATGCACCAACCTGATGCAGTTGAGATCTCATCAATTAGATCATCTTCATCGTCTGCTTCCCAAAATTGTCCCACATAAACTTGACTCAAACGCTCTTCAGTTGTAATCTGATCAGATTCACTCCAATCAGCATCATCAAGAGAACAATCAAAGTCGATTTCAGTGATTTGAACTTTCATTTGCCCACTCCATAATCGTTTGCAGTTGCTTCCAAAGCACCAATTTCTGTCGTTTGTTGTGGTGATGTAGGCATCAAATCCATCAGGGTTTCTTCACCATAATAGTCAAGAATCTCACTCTTCACATCATCTTCGTCCCAATCCTTAATGTTCTGCTCAATACTCTCAACAGCAAAAGTAATCAACGAATCCATATCCATACCCTCAACAATCATCTCAGCGTAGTTGAGTTTGAACTGTTCAAGTTGCTTGGCGTTCATAACGTTTGGATCAGTGGGAAAAGAGATAAAGGACATCAGCAGTAGAGAGGCATGTACTCAGAGGAAGGCATTTTGTCGGTGTTGAAGTCAGTAACCTCAGCACCCTTAGCAATGCGGCAGTTCCACTCATACTCAGCATCAGTTGCAAGAACTGTGCTGTAGGATTTCATACCATTAGCACGGAAAGTGACACGCTTAACGAAACGTTTGATGGTAACTTTCATGCCTTTCTTCTCACAGGATTCAGCGATAAACGCTTCAGGGAAGAAGTCAACGATGGTGGCGGAGTTGGTCAGTTGCATGGGGTGTCTCCCTGTCGATGGTCTTATTATAGGGCATGGAGCGGGTCAGGGAAGCGGTGGTGTGCCACTCCCTGAACCGGTCACCAGATCTCCGTGAAACGCTTGTGGGTTGCTTTAGTCATTCTGCCTTGCTTCAGCATATTGTCGCAAACATTAACAAACACCCGAAACTTTTGCTCACGGGTGAGAGTATCAGCACCATCACAACTTTTCATGATCTTGAGCATTTGTGCTTTGGAAGTAATCATCGGGTGTTTCCCTTTGGTATGAACCTATTATAGGGCATCCAGTGCCCTCTACAAGCGCCTCTATGCCACCTATTTCACTGGCACATATATGTGCCCATATTTGCCGAAAACATCCTTAAATCTATCTAAATCAGTTCCCAAGTATATGACAGCAGATTGAAAAGGTGCAGCACCTTTACCTTCACCAAATTTCAAACGCTTATTAACAGCTACCCACGGATACTTTGCCACAGCGTTCCACCATTTGGTAGAAACGTCCAACTTGATGAGAAGAACCATTTCTTTTGCATTTCCAGATTCATACTGGTGTGCAGCATACGGAACCCACTCCTTACTATTAGAATATGGGTGATTCATAAACACACTATCAGCAATCCAATCATGTGCTAACCCATTTGTTTCTTCAGTATAAACATTCTTCGCAGGGACATTACGATCGTCCGAATCATTCGAGCAGGGGTCAAGGTCAACAGGACCGCCGAAGAACTTAACAACATCACCAACAAATTCAACAGGAGTGTTCCAGGTATCTTTACGATTGCCTGTAGTAGCAGTCAATGCTTTAAGTGCAGTTGATGTCATTTTGTAGTAATAATCATTTTGTACTGTTTGAGAAGATCTTCACCGATTACAACAGAACCAGGTGTCTCATTATGTTCATTGATAATACGAAGCGCACCTTCAAGGTTAGCCGTAGCACCAGAGATTCCTTTATACCAGAATTGACGTTTTTTATCAACCAGTTTTGTATCGATGAAGTTCTCCAAACTCTCATACTTCTTCTTCATCTTACCGTCAGACTTTGCCTTTTTCATAAAGTGATAGACACATGCCAACATATAAACCATATCAGCACGGATAAAATCAACTGGTTGCTTTTTCGCATCAACTGCCCAGTTTTTGTGCTTCTGGAGTTCTCCCAGTTTCTTACATGCTTTCGCAGTAGTTACAGCACCATATTTCTTAATTGCCTGACGCCATTGATACTCATTTTCCATTGCGATACCATCAGTGTCTCCCAGATAATCATATCCTTTAACGTAAACACCACAATCAATCAGATTGTTATCATATTCCAGTGCCTCTGGCACATCAAAGTTACGTCCTGTCTTCATCTTATCAACATAAGATGGATCTTTACGATAGGAGTTATATGCGTAGAAAACCTCAGATTCGATGCGAACACAATCCTCAATGGTGCGATCTTCTGGGTGATCAATATAAAGACATGGCAAATTTTCTGCAAACTTTGCATCACCTCGCCGTGATGCCATCTCTAGCAGTGCAGTGTGTTGACCATCAATGTCAACTTTCTTGCCATTTGGGCGAATAGCAACGATCAAATGTCGCGCATAAAGTCGATTGAATTGTCCGTAAGAATTTAGTTGTCGTGATGCAATTTCACGCTGAACACGCTTACAAACGTATAGTTCTTCCGCCTGAACTGTTCCGGGACGGAGATATTCTCCAGTCTTACCTTGTGGTGTTTTGAGTTTCTTTTCTACTTGCTTGTAAATCTCAGTAAGTGGAGTGAGATCGTCATCAGATTCATTAGATTGAGCAGCAGCATCCATCCATCCGTTAAGATGTGCAATATCAGATTGAGTCATTTTAGTTTGTTTGTAAAAATTGGGTTGTCCACTTAGGACAGAGATAGTTTAACAAATTTTCAGTTAATTGTCAAGCAGTAAGGCGATTTGGAAAAAATGAAACTGGTTGTTTATCCATCATCCACAAATCATATAAGGTTTCTTCTGCCTCTCGTGCTTCTATTTCATGAGGTTGATGCTCATAATCCCATTTATCTGCTGGTTCTTGACAATAATACAATTTTCCACTGCGACAGCGCAGCGTACCATCAATCCACTGTGCCATGTGGGTCAGTTCATGAAAAAGAGTTTTTATATACAACTCCTTCTCCATGTGTGCCTGAAGGTCAATCAGGAACGCACGGGGGCGACTTGATTGACCATTTACATCACACAATCCTACAACTTTATCACATTTCAATCCCCGATGAACGATGTCAATATCAAGTTTGTGGCGTGGATAATAGGTATTCACAAACCAAGAGGTAACATCCTCACAGAGTTTTTTAGAATAACCGTATCCAGAATGACAGATGTAAGACATTGACCCCAATGAAGAAACCAAATAAATGAACCGATGAAAATAAGTTTATGGGTTGAAGTCATCACTTGTAAAGATAACTACCTGCCCAATCAGCATTTTCATACAACCACTCACGATCTTTAATCAACCGCAAATCAAAGCGAACGTGCTTAGCAGGACCTCTGAATGATGCTGGCTTGTAAACTTCTCCAGTCTTCTTATCAATGAAAGCATGAACACTACGGGATTGAGATTCAGTCTCCATCACAATTTTGTGATACTTACGTCCACTTTCGATGGTGAACTTGTAAGGGTCAGAGTTGGGATAACGTTGTTTGAAGTTATACTCCAAAGCATCACACAGCATCAGAGTCCACTTACGAACATTGAGTTGCAAGGTGTTGCGTGCATCTTGAGTGGCGCAGTAATCAGCGAAGGTATTGGCATCGGCACACTGGGCGGCAAAGTCGTAGTCAGAGAAGGTGGTAGTCATGGGGTGGTCCCTTGTTTATGAACGTATTATAGAGGCATCTGGGGGCATTTCAGCGCCCCCTGTGCCAGTTATTCAATCGCCCATCTCACGGCGGAGTTTTCGCAGTTGATCTTCCAACTGTAACCTAACATATTCTGGGGTGTAAGTTCCCTTCTCTTCCCTACGTCGATTCATCTCATCTTCCACTTTTTTAGTGATAGATGCGTGACGCATGTGCTCACTTGGATGTGCCATCATCTCCTTTGTTTGACTCATACAAAATTGAAGTTGCATGAGTTCAATGTCATCAAATTCTAGCATAATTTCCTCAGTTGTTGTTAATAGAACCAGCAGGGATTTCCACGGGTTCAGGTGCTACTTTATCTTCAAATTGGTGCATATCGTAAGCGAACCATTCACCATTACGGAAAATGTAAGAGTATTCTTCATTATCAGTGAAGAACTCTTCCATATCTTTATCCAGACGAGGTGCGTTATTTTCAATAGATTCACCACGGGAAGTATAGTGAAGGGCACCAGATTCAGGAAGAGTTTCATTCTTCCAACCCACATTTGTCCAGGTACAGGACATATCACCACCGTTAATCAGTCGCGATGCTTTCTCCTTCGTATCGTAGAACTCGCGGAGAACTTTACCATTGAAAGAAGGATAACCATCATAATGGCAATAAACAGAAAGAATAGAATCATCGCTGAGTTGGATACCGATGCGTGAACGTGTTCCCATGATGAAGAAAGAAAGGGGTGTGTGAGGGGAGGTCTCTCTGATAAAGGCGGAGACCAATTACATAAAGTGCGTGACCCTTGTATGTAAGAGGCGGTTCCGCGTAAGGGAACACATTTTAGTTTACCTCTCTTATGTTTGTGGTGGGTCTCCCCTCCACTTCCTTAATATACACGAAAAAGGGAGGTGCGAAACCTCCCGTGTGCCAGTTCTTAAACTGTCTTTTGATTGTCAATCATCGTACATTTTACACTCAGGTGCGGAAGGTTCTACCTCACAGAATAATTCTAATGCAGAAGGATCATGATGATCTCCTTCCGCAATCTCTTGCTTATGATTTGCCACATAAACCTCTAGTTCATGTAGTTCTTCTTCAATATGACGGCGTTGTTGAGGAGATGTAGTAGGATCTTCAAGGATCTTTTTATCAACCTCGATGTGCTTTTCTACACTATCCATTGGGTTGTGTTGTATGATTTACATATTTATTGTAGTCACTTATTACTAAAATAGTCAATTATTACTTATTTTTTTCCTTTTTCAGTTTTGAAACCAGCATTTCTGCTAACGCTTCCATCTTTTCGGGGTGAACTGCTTTAATTCCAGTATCTTTAATAGCACTTTCGATACTTTTTAGTTCTTTTTCTGTCAGTTTTTTACCGTTTTTTGGAAGAGTCATAGATTTCTTGAGAACTAAGTTATTTTAGCATTTCAACACAGAATAAATTATTCCCTTCATATTTTATATAGGATTAATTCATATAACTTAATCATCAGTAAAAAAATGACCCCATGTTCCGGAAGAACCATCTTCACGACTTTCTAGTTTATCTAGAACATCATCGCACATAGTGACAGTTTCAATCTTTTGAATCATTTCTGCTATAGTGCTACAAACCATAGGACGTTCACCTCTAGCAGCATATGCAAGTGCATTTCTGAGTGATTCTTGTGCTTCTTTAAGTGATTCTTTTACTGATTTAGATAATGCCATTATTCGGGAAGTTCTGTGTAATCATACCATGTTCCTTGTGCTTCGGGAGAGTACCGATAACCATATTCGGGATCGTAACTACTAGCACCAGATGTAACAGTATATGTTTTGAAAGGATTTGGTCTATTTAAGTCATTTCGATCATACTCATACCACCATTTAGATTTTTCACCAGTTTGGTTCAAACTAAATGAATAGTCTTGTGGTGGTGATATTCTAGTGTGCTCATTAAATCTGATAAGATCAAGTTTAGATAGAAGTTCTTTACCCTTACGAACTTCTTCCTTATGTTCAATAACATGATCGTTAATGACTTTTTCAACCTTTTCATACAGGTCCATTTAGTCCATCCTCGACTGCCTTTGCTACCATACTCTGAATTTCTTCAGATGTCAAGTTGTTAAGGAAGTTCCATGTAGGATCTTCTTTATCCCACTCTAAAGTAAAACTTCCATCTTCATTTTGTGATACTTTGAGAGAATCGCTTACAGCAGCGTTTTCACTGTTCATTTTTATGCTCCCGGCGAACTTTTTTCATTTCTTTCATTTCTGCTTTAATCATTTGGTAAGCATCTTCGGTTGAAAGTTTATTTGCCATTTCCATGGCAGTGATAATCTCTACTCTAGTTCCAAAATGAGAGAGTGCTTTCTCAAAATCGTTTAATTCTTCGTACATGACTTTAATTCATTCTGAAGTTTATGTATTTGATTTTGAACAGAGATCATTTCAGTTTGTAATCTGCAAATCTTATCATCATGTGATTTCACCCATTCACGATAAAGAATATCATCTAATTCATCATCACGATGATCAGGAAGATTATGTCGTTCAATCGCCCAGGATGGGGGAGTTGATGTCTTCCAGGGATACAACATATCCTCTAGTTCCATCACAACTCCCCATAACCAAATGTGCAGTTTACGAATCACAGTTTACCGCCAACTACACCATTATTCACAACGCGAGTATAATCTTCAAGTGTGCCTTCCTGTTCGCACTTAAGATGCCAACGTGTCATACTGACAACATCTTCTTTTTTCATTCCGGTTAACATTTTACGACCACTTTTAGTCATCGTAGTATGAAGACCGAAACGTGTTTTCCAAACATAGAAAACATCATCAATAAGTTCAGCACCATCAGGCACTTCAATCTTCTGCTGTTCCGTCTGTGTCTGTTCTGTCTGTTCCGTCATCTGTTTTTTTGTTGAATCCAAATGGTCCTACTTTATCCTTGATTCGTTGCTTCATAACCAGGGCACCCAAAGTTTCCATAATTTTCAAAATGTCCTCTGCTTTAGCACCTTCACCAAGTTCCTTTGCGATGTAAAAATACTTATCAAAGAACTCGTCAGCAACACCTTCTTTCTTGTAATCTTCAACTGTTATTGGTTGGTCTTTCATGGGGTCGTTTTAGTTCAAGGTTGGCAATTCGACGTTCAGTGTCTTTAGTTGTCATGTGAAGTTGTGACAGAGCAGCAACAACTTCTGGGGTTTCTTCCCACTCCCAAGTATCACCTTTAGTAGATACAAATTGTCTGGTAGTCATGAATAGAACTCCCTAGCGTTTTTAAGTGTGGTAAGCAAGTGCATGTTACCTTTGAAGTATCCTAGCACAATAACACTCAATGTGGCAAGTATCACTCCAAGAAACATGAGAGAAGGAATGATAGGATCTTTAGGTAAGGTTGTCGATGGCGTAACTTCCTTTTCTAAGTTTGTATCTGGCGATG